ATGGTGTATCATTAAGAAGAATTAATACTAATCACAGTTTGGCAAATGCTACTGTTTCTAATTCTTTAGGATTAGATTTTTATAATGTTAAAGTTGATATGTCTACTAATGGTGTAGATAGATCTGTGTCTACTCATTTCCCCAAATTACGTTTTAATCAAACTAAATCTACTGGAGGAAATAAGATTCTTTCTAGTGAAAATATACCATTTGAAATTATACATCCTATAGTACAAAACGTTACACCAACAGGATCTAATATAACATCACAAGTTAGAACTGTGACTGGATCTAGTGTAGATGGTTCTGAATTATCCTTTGTTGATCAAGTGTTTGAAGATATTACTATTAATTCTGATAATTATATGTCATCCCCTAGAGTGGTAGCTTCTAGAATTAATGAAACAACATCATTAACAACGTTGCCAGATAATAAATCCTTTACTATGACCTTAGATCTTTATGGAGCACATAGATGGGTTTCTCCTATAGTTGATTTGGATAGAGTAGGTCTTATTCTTACTTCTAATAGGATTAACAATCCAGTTGATGATTGGATTACTGATAATAGAGTCAATACTGTAAAGGATGATCCTAATTCATTTGTATATGTAACTAAACCCATTACTTTAAAATCTGGATCAACTGGTATTAAGATTCATATGGAAGGACATATTAATGTAACTAGTGATATTAGAGCATTCTATGGTATTTCTGATACTCCCAATGAGGAATTTGTTTATCAACCATTCCCTGGATATCCTAATTTATTCCCTACTGGACAAATTATAGATCCATCAAAGAATAGTGGATTGCCAGATAAGGCACTTCCTAAGACTGATGTTATAGCATATACTTCAGAACAGGTGGTATGGAAGGATTATGAATTTACTATTGATGATCTTCCAACCTTTAAATACTTTAGTATTAAAATTGTAGGAACTGGTACTAATCAGGCTCAACCACCTAGAGTGAAAAATCTTAGAGTCATTGCACTTGCATAATATGAAAGTAGAAGGACATAGCAATCTTATTAGAGATGACAACACTAAGGCTATTTTAAATAATAGTTTAAGTGAATATGATACTTATCTTTCACTTCGTGCTAAAAAGAAGCAAGGAAGTGAAAGAATAGATAATATGGAGGATGATTTAAAATCCTTAAAGGATGATATTAATGAAATCAAAACTTTACTAAAAGCACTATCTAATGGCTAAAAACACTCTTACTTTTGATCCTAGTGCAGGTGTTGCCTATGGTGTCAATCTTACTATTAATACAGGAGCAGATTTAGATGCTGACTATACTGTAGTTGGCACATCTGGTACTGCTTTTGATTTTACTGGATATACTGGTTCTGCTCAACTTGCTAAAAGTGTAGCAATAGGATCATCTGCATATGCATTAAAAACTTTTGAAGTTGGTTTTACTAGTGCTAAAGGTGGAGAGTTTAGGTTATCATTAGGTTCTACTGCTACTAGAACTCTAACAGAAGGTAGATATGTATATGATGTTTTAATTGGTTCTGGTTCCTCAGTTTATAGGATAGTATCAGGAGATGTAATGGTTATTGGTGGTATCTCTTCTGCTCCTTCATAAATAACATTATACTAGTAAAGTAGATAAATGGCTCAACCAAGCACTCGAGGAGAACTTATAGACTACTGTAAGAGAAAACTTGGCGCGCCAGTTTTGGAAATAAATGTTGCTGATGAGCAAGTAGAAGATATTATAGATGATGCAGTGCAGTTTTTCCAAGAAAGACATTTTGATGGGGTATATCAGACTTATTTAAAATATCAAATTACACAAGATGATATTGATAGAGGAAGAGCAAAAAAAGGTGGTGTAGGAATTACAACTATTTCTGCTACAACAACAATTAATGGAGAATCCCTACAATTTGATTTTGAAGAAAATAGTAATTATTTACAAATTCCTCCTGAAATTATAGGAGTAACTAAAATCTTTCATTATGATGGAAGTAATACTATCACTAATAATATGTTCAGCGTGAAGTATCAGTTGTTCTTGAATGATATCTATTATTGGGGTACTACTGAACTTCTTTCTTATGCTATGACTAAGACATATCTTGAAGATATTAATTTTTTATTAACTACACAGAAACAGATTAGATTTAATAAAAGACAAGATAGAATGTATTTGGATATTGATTGGGATAGTGTTACTGCTGGTGATTTTTTTGTTATTGATTGCTTTAGAATGTTAGATCCATCAGATTATCCTAGAGTATGGAATGATTCCTTTCTAAAACCTTATGCTACTGCATTAATTAAGAAGCAATGGGGACAAAATATGCTTAAATTTCAAGGTGTTAAATTACCTGGAGGAATTGAATTAAATGGAAGAGAAATGTATGAAGATGCAGAAAAGGATTTAGAAAAGATAAGAGAGAATATGTCTAATACTTACGAACTTCCTCCATTGGATATGATAGGTTAAGAATATGGCACTTAATCCCTATTTCTTACAAGGATCTTCTACAGAACAGAATCTAGTCCAAAGCTTAATCAATGAGCAGATTAAGATGTATGGAGTAGATGTATATTATATTCCTAGAAGATATATTACAAAGACCACTGTAATACAGGAGGTCATAGAATCTAAGTTCGAGGAAGCAATTCCATTAGAAGCATATGTAGATACCTTTGATGGATATGAAGGTCAAGGTTCTCTTCTATCTAAGTTTGGTGTTCAGGCATTAGATGATTTAACTCTTATCATATCAAGAGATAGATTTGAAAACTATATTACTCCACTTATTAAGAATATACCAAACATAGAATTAGCAACTAGACCTAAAGAGGGAGACTTAATATATTTTCCATTAGGAGATAGATTATTTGAGATTAAGTTTGTAGAACATGAAAAACCATTCTATCAGTTAAAGAAAAATTATGTATATGAACTCAGATGTGAGCTTTACAGATATGAGGATGAAGTCATAGATACAGGAGTGGGTGATATTGATGATAACCTAGAGGAAGCAGGTTACATTGAAACACTTACTCTAGTGTCATCAGGAACAACTGCAGTTCTTACAGCTGGTATTGTTGATGGTGCATTAAGTAAGGTTACTATATCAAATAGAGGATATGATTATACTAGTCTTCCAAGAGTTGCTATTTCCTCTGCTCCTTCTGCAGGATTAACTGCTATAGGTATAGCATCTATGAGGGATGATTTAGTAGATTATGATGGTGAGAAATCTTATAAGATTCAAAGGATAGATATTATTAATCCAGGTTATGGATATACTGTAGGACAAGAACCTGAAGTATACACAGTTGGTGGTGGAGGTGCAGGATTTGCTGCTACTGCCACTGTATCTGATGGTTCTATTGGAATAGTCACAATTACATCTGGAGGTAGTGGATACTCCACAGCACCTACAATCACCTTCTCAGCACCTCCTGGAGCAGGTACAACAGCAACTGCAGTTGCATATGTAGGTAGTGGTAATACAGTAGGTATTGTTACCCAAATTGGTATTACTGATGCTGGATCTGGATATACCAGTCCTCCAACTATTACAGTCACTGCACCTTACATGGGTGGTTCTGGAAACTATGTCTTTAATGAAGTAGTAACTGGTTCTGTAAGTGGTTCTACTGGTAGAGTTAAATCTTGGGATGCATCTACTATGGAACTCAATGTTTCAATCACTACAGGTGCATTTACAGTTGGAGAAGTTATTACAGGAGAAACATCAGGTGCAACCTATGAATATCAATTAGTTTCTTCTACTAATACTGATGATGGATTTGCTGAAAATAGTCCTATACAAAGTGCTGCTGATAATATAATAGACTTCACAGAGACCAATCCATTTGGAATGCCCTAAATAGTTTATTGATATAACAGGAATCGAGAATGTTTGAATATTTTTATCACGAAATAATGAGGAGGACCATTATATCCTTTGGTTCTATCTTTAATAATATTAATATAAACCACGATAATAGTGATGGTTCTGTTGTTAGTACTACTAAAGTTCCTCTTGCCTATGGACCTACTCAAAAGTTCCTAGCAAGATTGGAGCAAGTACCTGATTTAAACAGACCAGTTCAAATCAGTCTTCCAAGAATGTCATTTGAACTTAATGGTCTTAGTTATGATCCAGCAAGAAAATCAACAACCACACAAACATTTTTAAAAGGTGTTAAAGGAGATAAAAAGACTTTAGCAAAAACATATTTACCTGTACCATATAACCTAGATTTTGAACTTAGTATCTTTACTAAGTTGAATGATGATATGCTCCAAATAGTAGAGCAAATCCTCCCATACTTTCAACCTGCTTATACTGTAACAGTAGACCTAGTTGATACTATTGGAGAGAAAAGAGATATTCCTATTGTTTTAAATTCCATTACCACTAGTGATGATTATGAGAGTGACTTCTCAACTAGAAGGGCATTGATTTATACTATGAGGTTTACTGCTAAGACATACTTCTTTGGACCAGTCAACACAGATGTATCCAAGGATATCATCAAGAAAGCTTCTATTGGATATGTTGCTGGTGGTAAGACAACTACTCCAACTAGGGAAGTTACTTATAGTGTTATACCTAGAGCAACTAAGGCATATGGTGATACTGTTACCACTAACTTGAGTGAAAATATTGATTCTAGTATTGCTATTATTAATGTAACTAGTGCTAGTGGTATAGAAGCAACCAATTACATATACATAGATCAGGAGGAAATGTATGTTGTATCCATTTCTGGAACAGCTTTAACTGTTAGAAGAGGACAGGATAATACTACTGCTACAGATCATGTAAATGGTGCAGAAGTTAAAGTCATTACAACTACAGATAATGCTGCTATAGAATTTGGAGATGACTTTGGTTTTGATGGAACTATCTAATGACTAAAAACTTTGATGAATTAAATGATGCTTTTAATGTTTCTGCAGATGTAGTAACTACTGAACCTACTGAGGTTGGGATTACTAAACCTGAGAAACATGAAAGAACTGATATTGAAAGAGACTATGATTATACAAGAGGAAATTTATATAGTATTATAGAGAAAGGACAAGAAGCAATTGATGGTATTCTTGAACTTGCTCAAGAGAGTGAAATGCCAAGAGCATATGAAGTTGCTGGACAATTAATTAAAAGTGTTTCTGATGCTACTGATAAGTTAATGGATTTACAAAAGAAGTTAAAGGATGTAGAAGAAGAGAAAGTATCTAAAGGACCTAGTACAGTTAATAACTCATTATTTGTTGGTTCTACAGCAGAGTTAGCAAAGATGCTTAAGTCTGTTAATGTTGAAGATAATAAATAAAGTATAGGGAGAGAAATCCCGAAGTACTAGAATACTCATAACATGTCTGACGACTATAAAAATTTGCCATCGATTGACGACTTTGAAGAAAGTAATGAAGAATTACCGTCACTTTCTGAACTTATAGAAGAAAAAGATTTACCATCAGTAGAAGGGTATATAGAAAAAGAAGAGGAGATAGAAGAAGCAACACAAACATTAGAAGATGCTAATGGAGAAACTTTTGCTGAAGTAAAAGATATAGTTCCTCCTTGGCCTGAGTTATTACGTTTAGTTAATGATGTTAAAGAGAGTATTCCTGAGATACCTGAGATAAAGTCATATGATAATGAACTACAAGAACTTCTAACTCAGATAGAGCAAGTAAGAGAAAACATTCCAGAAGTTCCAGAAGTAAGATATTATGAAGATCAGATAGAAGCACTTAAAGAAGATATTGATGGTGTTAGATCAGATATTCCCAAATTCCCCAAGTGGGTTAATGAG